ATGAAATGAACGCCGCTGCAATCGCCACCGCCATCTGGGAAATCAGCACGGGCAACGGGCGCGACCTGGACGAGGAATTGCACGATAGTCACATGCAGAACTGCCACGCCGCCGTTGCTAACACCTATATCGACGACATCACCATTGATGAATGGCAGGCGGATGCGCTGGCTCAGGTCCAGTCCGCAGCTATCGCGCGCGGGTGCCGCTGATGGCATACGGAACAGCAAACCACAACGGCGAGGAGATGGATGTGGCGTTCAGCGCTACCGGCGTTGTCACCGACTATGGCGTGGACCGCTCGCCCACTTGGATCGAGTGGGATAATGTGACGATCGATGATCTGACGATACTGGGGGTTGCGGTCGATGTGTCAAAGCTGCCGGTTGATCTGCAAGAGGCGATCTATGCGCTGGCCGACGATCTCGAATTTGAACAGGAGGATCCTGACTATGACTGACAACAACCACCCTCGCTTTGCCAACCTGCGCACCGGAGGCAACATGCCCCGCAAACGCCCAGGCTTGATCCGCGATGCCATCAGTCTGTTACTCATCATCGCCATGTGTGTGGCGTTTTATGTGGTGACACCGTGAAGCAACCCGCCCTGACCGCTAGGTAAGTCGCCTAAAACCACACCGTAAACCGACCATCCTGCCCGTCGTGTGGGTGATGTACGAAGCACTCCACCGCCTGACGGTTGATGTACCCGTTTCGGTGATGCCAACCATCAGGCGATGACGGGCTGCGGACATGCTCAATCTGGATGTTGTCGCCTTCCATACTGCGGGCCGCGTTGTGCATCATGGTCATGCCGATGTGATCTTTTTCGCGCTTGTGTGTCGTGACGCCCACCGCCTTGCGCGTCTTGTGGTGGACGTGGTGAAGATACCAGTAGCGGTGCAGGCAATCTGAAACATGCGCGCGGGCCTCGGTCATCATCAGTGGATACAGGTCGGCTTCTTTCGCGCCGTCGCCGTGTGTCATGCCAATCAAGTTGGATTCGAACCTGTAATATTTGCGGTGCATTTCCGACAGGTTATATTCTGTCGCGGTCACATCCGGCGCATTTCTAAACCACGCGCCCACTTCGCGCGCCAGGCACCAACCCATCAGCCAATCGTGATTCGACGGGCAGAATATCAGATCAACCGGCGCGGTCAGGCGTGCAAGTTCAATGCATTTGACGTACCCCGCGAAGGCATCCCGATACATTTGATGGACGCTACCCGCGCTGTCCTGATGCGTGCCGCTTGTCGTGGTAGATCGCGCGTTATCCACGTGCATAATGTCATTACCCAAGACAAACAGAATGCGCCCGATGCCGGATCCTGATGCCTTGAGGATCAGTTCGCGCGTGCCTTCCACCATGCGTTGCACGGCAATTTCGCGGCTGTAGGTGTGGCCCGTTTCAGTCTCAGCACACATCTTACCAACATGCACATCTGCAAGATCAACGATCAGGAGGCAATCGCCACTGGGTGCGGGCCGGATTTCATACGCCGGGAATGTTTCGTCGCGCAGATCGTCAATCGCGCCGCGTATCATGTCAAGGAATTGGCTTGTTCTTCGGATGACGTTGGCGCGGTCCATCGGTTGTTGCCGATCTTTTGGCCGCTGTCATCTAGGACCGCAACCCACCCGCCCTTGATTTCCGCGCCACCCAGACCGGACAGCTTCATCATGGCCCTTGCGCCTTCGGACAGGTGTAACCCTGCATCTACGGCGCGCTTATAGCGGCCGTTGAATGTCTTTACGGGCATTTTAAGCCACCGCGCGGCAGCGGATTGCGAGCCGTGCTTTCTTACGGCGTCAACGGCTTCCTGCATCGCCTCATGTGATAAAGGCGGCGTAGGCATTACATCAACTCCCCGTCACACCATTCAGTGCCGTCGCTGTATATCAAAAACATGAACCGCGCGCCATCTGCGTGAACCCAAATCTGCACCGGGCCGCTACCCTGCCCCATGATCCGCGGCGTCTGTTCAGGCGACAGACAGGGCAGGTCTTGTGCGGTCGCGGTAGATGCGGCAATAGCAAGTGCGGCGGCGAGTAGATGTTTCATGGTGTCTTTCCCTTATTTCAGTGCGGCAACCGCACATTCGTATTCAATCCCACGATAGGCCATTGTGTCAACGTAGCTGTCCCGGTGTGTCGGGCTTGTCTGCGTTCTCGCCAGCTTGGTGGCAATGTGAAGCTGGGCCACTTCCCGCGCGGTCAGGTCTCGCCCGGTCCATGCGTTGAATATGTCCGCAACGTGCTGCATGTTTTTGGACTGGCGGGCCGTAGGTAATTTCCCTATCGCCCGCGGTCAGGGTTGCCGCCTCATGGAGGCAGGATACGCGCAGCGGATCAGTCATGGTATCATCCACGCCCGATCAGGACAGGCCAGCGCGAAGGTTGCATAGGCCACCTGTATTTCGTCGGCAGTCTGTGCGGTGTCTGCAATCGACCGTGTGGGCAATGATGCGCCCCACTGACGGCAAATCTCGTCACTTGTCGCGCCACCCGGCGTCGTCGTGCTTGCGCAACTCATCAGCAAGGTTGCGCTCAGTCCTAGCGCGAATATCGGCAGCGTTCTCATGGTCGTCTAACTCCGATTGTGTGATGGCGTCACGTCGCTGGGCCATGATGATGCCCAGAAAGGCAAGGACCGCCACCCCTGCGCCTAGAATCCAGCGCACGGGGCGGCTGGATAGGATTGCGGACCAGATCATGTCGACCACCCGCGCCGCTTGGCCAGCGCATACCAGACCGCAGCAATGCCGCCCGTGATTAGCGCGGCCAATGCTGGCTCATTGCGGATCAAGTCCACGGTTTCCGGGTCGATGAAATCGCTGCTGATCCAGCCAGTGACCAGATAAAGCGCGATGCGAACAAACGGCGCGAGAACAGCCGTGATTTCTGCCAGTGTCATGTTTTGCCTCTCAGACTGCGCAGGATGGCCATTAGCGTGGCCATGATGCCCGTGGCGGGCGCAGATGTGTCATGGGGCGCAGGGCGCGGTGTGGGGCGTGATACCGGGGGCTGTAGGTATGCCGTGACCTGCGCCTCGGTTAATTGGCGCACGACTCGACTATAAACAGGCTTGTTTGATGCAGACACCGCCATGACAGGAATGGTGCCGCCGGGGTAGCGCCCGGTTTCAAATATCAGCTTTTCGCGGTCTCGGCGATTGGCCAGCCCTTCAATGCGCACCATCTTGCCGTTTACGCGGCCCTTGTTCCAGAGCAGGAATGAATTTGCGGCCTTGCTTGGGTTGCCTGCATTCATGTGCCGCGCAACCGATGACGTCCCAAACCCACCCACGCCGATATTGAAGCAAAGCGAAACACACGCATCAAACTGTGCTTGCGTCATTGGCACGGTGATAGCGCGTAAAACGCCACGCTCAAAAACGCCAAGATGATCGCGGAACAGTTTGAACGACAGCGTAATGGCAGCGTCCAGATCGGCAGGCATGCCGCGCGCCATTTTGCTTGGGTCCGGCTCAAGGCCAGATGTTGCGGCGTGTCCGATGCCAAACGTCCAGACACCCACGGCATCCAGATATGGCGCAGGCACAAGCCCCTCCTCGCGGGCAATCTCAATTAGGCCCTTGATGCTGGTTTTCATTTTCCCATTCCCCTTAGCAGCGTCTTTATGTCCGACGCAATTTCATCAAGCCTGCGATCCATGCGGTCTCGACTGTCTTTCGCGGCTTCCATGTCCTCTCTGCGTTGAGACCACAGCCGCTTGATTTCGGCCCCGTTTGATATGCTGCGCGCCTCAAGGCGGATTAGCCAAGCAATCGCGGCGATGACGGTAACGGCAACTGGCCACCATGTTCTTATCATTTCAGTCATGCCGCCCCTGTTGGCTAGGTGTCGCGCCCGCACGGTCCAAGGTTTTTCGCGCTGCGTCAACCTCATTTTGCCATGCGAGGAACCAGTCAATTCTGTCCCGACGCCGCGCCCATTTAGGGTCTGTCTTCCCGTCAATGTGCGCCCGTGCGCTGGTCGTCTGGTGGGTTGATCCGCTGTGTATCACTGCATTGTACAAACGGCTGTTGGACGATATGACCATCTCGGCAAATCTCAGCAGGATGTAGACTGCGCGTGTCATCCGGCAATACCAAAGTGCGCGTCCATCTGTGCATCGGTGACTTTCTTGGACATCATCAACAGGCGCAGCAGCAGGTCATTGCGATTGACGACCAGTTGCCCTAGCGCGTTGATTTCCGCGATATCTTGCTTGTCCGCGCCCTCGATG